AGGATAACCTGTACCCTGTCAGGCTTTAATCCGAGACGGGTACTGGGAACAGGAACAGCCCTGGACACAGCCAGGCTCAGATACCTGTTAGGCGATTATCTGAAGGCGGATCCCAGAAATGTCCATGCCTATGTCATGGGAGAGCATGGGGACAGCGAGTTTGTGCCGTGGAGCCAGGCGCTGCTGGCCACCAAGCCCATACTGGAACTGTGCGGAGAAAACGGGGAAGCGGTATGCCGGCAGCGGTTTGATGAAATCGAGGAAGAGGTCCGCACGGCCGCTTACAAAATCATAGAGGCCAAGAGTGCCACTTATTATGGCATTGGCATGGCCCTTACCAGAATAACCAAGGCCATTCTGGGGGATGAGCACAGCGTACTTACCGTATCCGCCATGCTGCGGGGAGAGTACGGTCAGATGGACGTATTTGCCGGCGTTCCCTGTATTATCAACCAGAACGGTGTACAGAGGGTCCTGCCCCTGTCCCTGACACCGGAGGAGCTGGAGAAGCTGGGCCGCTCCTGTGATACGCTGCGGGAAGGGTATGATGGTATTTTCTGATATTTGGAAAAGAATTGATTGAGGATTCGGTTTTTAGAATCTTTTGGGAAGCCGCCGTACAGACTGCTGCTCACGATTGCCGGGAAGGCTTGCGGGAGCAGCGGTTTGCGTGGGCGGGGATAGAAGGTAAGAAAGAGAAGGTAAGAAAGAGCCGTTGGTGAATTGTTTAAAAAATTTGAAAATTATTGTTGACAAAACCATGCGGCCATGATAATATATACAAGGTTCGCGAGAGCGTACCAAAACAGAATAAGCTGCTGTGGCTCAGTCGGTAGAGCGTCGCATTGGTAGTGCGGAGGTCACGGGTCCGATTCCCGTCAGCAGCTTTTCCATAAAACCTTGTAGATACGGGAAAAACAACGTATTTATAAGGTTTTTTCATGTTTTTAAACATCACTTCCTCTGCCTATTACGGAGGATTATATTATATTTTTTATGATATATGCAACACGATGCAACACGAAAAATATGCCGTTTTATTACATGCTGTTCAATTTTTCAAAGTGCTTATTAATTTTTTTATTTTGCCGGACGGTTTCAGAGTCAATTGCATTTCTGTATACGGTTTTCATTATATTATCGCTGGCCCATCCTCCCCGCTGCAAAATATATTGGTCCGGTATTCCTATAGCGTGCATAATGGATGCAGCATAATGCCGTAGGTCGTGAAAGCGGAAGTGTGGTATATCAATCTTTTTGAGTACTCGTCCGAATCGGTGTGTGATATAATCCGGGTTCATGTCAACCAATTTTCCTTTTTTTCCAGATATCCGGTCAATTACAAATGCTGGCATTTCTACATCCCGTGTGCTATCATCCGTCTTAGGCTGTTTAATGTACCATTGATTATCTGGCCCCTTGACCATATTGTCTCTTACATGGATTATCTTTCCGTCCACGTTCTTGTCGGTTAGGGCGCTTATTTCTCCACGCCTAAGTGGTCCAAAGGCTGCTAGTAATACAGCTATTTCTAAATCAGTACTTTTGATTGCCTCCAGCAGCTTTTTAATATCATTGTCATTGGGGCAATATAAGTTAGGACGTTTTTTTTGAGGCAGCTTAACGTTTAAAGTTAATTCGGGTGCAAACATTTCCAGTGTTGGAGATAACAGACCATAGGCATTTCTTACCGTCTTTGGAGATAGTTTTTTTGCAGCTAAATTACTTACCCATATTTGCACAGATGGACTTGTCAGTTCTGAAAGCTTTTTTTGGCCAAATGCGCCGCCGAAATACTGTCTTTGTAGACCAGTGTACCCTCTAAGCGTAGAAGGGCTTAAAACACCGCTCTTGGCGCTTAAATAGCGTTCAATAGCATCACTGACTGTAATATCTTCTTCTTCGTCCTCTTCCGGTACGTTGTATTGTTCTATGGGCTTATCTTTCATATCTAATTTCCATCTGGCAGCCATTTCTTGTGCGATTTTGCGTGATGGGGCAACAAAACTTTTGTAATGCCGTTTACCTTTCTCATCCGTATATAAGTATAATTGTACACGGATATTTTTGGATGGTAGTTCTCCTTTTTTCTTTTTCGGGGCTTTTGTAGTCATTTCTCTTTCCTCCTTCAATTGATTTCCCTAAAAATAGGTATAAAAAATACAGCTCCGCAAATATCTTGCAAAGCCGCCCCGAAGATGGTACAATATAGGTGCGAATTATAGTGCATATCTTCGGGTATGTAAGCCGGTTCCTGTTGGCGCAGGGGCCGGTTCATTTTGTTATTGAAAAATTTCCGTGTTTGATATATAATATACTTAACAAGACAGCCAGTAAGGGAGGTTAAGGCTCCCCGCCCTGGCAAAAACATTTAGCCAAGAAATAGCCGCCTAATCTTTACCAGAGAGCAGGGCGGCTATTTCTTATGTGTGTAAGTCAGGATTGCAACGATTAGTAATGCCACGGATGTAATTAACTGCAATTCCTCATATGTACTCATAAGCATCCCCTCCTGTCAAGACTCAGGACGGGTGCCACAGCCGCCCTACCAGCTGCCCGGGTAAGTATATTATATTGTCAAGGTGGGGTTCCTGTTGGCACAGGGACCGTTATTTTAGAATTAACTTTACAAACTCAATAATGGTTCCGATTAAGCCAAAACCATAAAGAAACCCGGAAATAATTCTTTTAAAATTGTCTGACAGATATTTTGTTTTATACTGTACTACTCCATCAATTACTAATGGAACACAAAGAAAAGGCAATACAAATATGTTCAAAGTTATAAATGGAGTGATTATAAATGCTGATAAATAACCTATAATCATTCCGGTACATCTGGCGCAAACCGGAAATTGATAGCCTTTAAAGAAAAAACTTCTTTCTGGTATTTGATGGCATCCCCAATATTTTGAGAATAGTTCCATGGTCTTTATCCAGAGTTTATCCTTTTTATTCATTACATTTTAAATTTATATCCACATTTTTTGCAAACCCAATAGTGAGTTGTTGTAGTCTTTCCTGTTCCACATAAACCTAAAAGGCCACAAAAACATAATTTCCAGAAACTGGCACCTTTTCCTTGAACATCACTTATAACTTCCATTTCTTCGCTTCCACATTTGGGGCATTTCATGATTTTTCCTCCACTTTTATATTATTTTATTAAAACGCTTTTAGCGAATTAATCAAAATTATAAACTTCTACAAAAACTTTGGTACTAATTTTAGAAATCTCAAAATCATATTTTTTTTCGATATATATCTACGTTTCCGTTTGGAGTATTTTTTCCTATTCTTTGCACAATCAGGCGAAGTCCATTTAGCCTAATTTGAATCCAATAGTCTTGAATAGATAAATTTGCTTTTCCTATATTCCCATCAGCAAGAAAATAAATGGAACCAAATACCTTATAAACGTATAAAGTAGAACCATTATAAATATGTTTTTCTGGTTGTTCTCTAAAATGTAATATTGCTGGATATTTTGAAATTCGCCCAGTTTTCGTATAAGGAATACATTCAACATATGTATTTGCTATACTGTCTTTTTCCATAGGAACAGGATAAAAGAAATCTATATTTTCAGTACATGTATATAATGATTCATCAAAATGTGTATAAGAGTACGATTCCTCTATAATAGAATTGATGTAATTAATAGCAGATAAAGCTATATACTGGTTATTTTTATTTAATATAAACCATGCTATTCCATTAGTATGATTAAGTTCCATTACCCATTTCCATTCAAAGGGAATTTCTGTGAACTGATACATATCACAAATTTTAAAAGAGTTATGTAAATTCAAAAATTCTTGATTTTCTTGCTCTCTTTCTTTTAAAACAATAGCCCGTTGTTCTTCTTTTGTTTTTTCTTCTGAAGTTGTAAAATGTATTCCAGCATCTCTGTATTCTTCTTCCTTTTCTACAGCGGCATTATAAATAGCTTTATTATTAACGTACGCTTCCATAGCGTGTTTTCTCAAAATGGAATCCATACCGTACTCAACCCCATTAATTTCTATAATATTACGAAAAACGGGCAATTTATAGATATCTTCAGGGTTATCAAGGTCATATTTTTTTCCATTTATAGTATAATAGCGAGGTAATGAAGATATTTGTGAAAGAATAATAGTCCCATTATTTTGGGGATAATTTTCACTACTGATATATGGAGCTATATGGGGGATATTATGCATATCGCTTTTCACCTCCTTAGTATTTCTAAGTTTGAATTTGTTTAATAACGTATCAAAGACATTCATCCATGTGCCCTCGATTCAATATCTTGTACATCATCTTTTTCAAAATCATTTCCTTCTAAGTGCCTCATAACATGCCAGAATCTTTGCCTTTGAGATTCCGTGGTTGCATTTTTATCTAAAAATATAGTAACGGTTCCATCCTCATTAGGCGTTACGGCTTCATGTATTTTTCCAGATGGAAAGCTAATCAATTGGACGTTGTAGTCAATCGACATTGCCTCGTTCCTTTCTTTTCAAAGCTAAAAGCATACTATGAACAGTTTCTAAATCTTCCGGCTCTGCATCTTTAGCAGCATCAAATAATAATCTCAATTCCCTATTTTCAAAAATATCCTGAGCAATAGCGGCAGTCTCTTCGTTTAAGTAATACTTTGGACTATCCTCTTTTTCTTCTCCATTCATAAGGTAGTCAGCTGTAATTTTAAAATAGTCACATACAATTTTTTGGAGTTTTGGGTTACATTTAGTTCTTTTCTTTTTCCATGTGTATATAGTAGATTCTGATACGCCTGTTTCTTTACAAAATTTATAAATTGTCATGCCGTGTGCATCTAGTAATTTTTCAAATATTTCGTACATAAAACCACCTCTCATTGTATTTTAAAAATACATCGTCAAAACGCAATAAAAACTATTGACTACTGTGGCATATGGTGGTATAGTATGTTTATACCTCGGTATAACACAGTAAATCACAAAGAGGATATTCGGTTTGGTGATGTACCTCGTCTGGTAAACTTAGTATATCACTAAACCGAAGTAAACGCAAGTATTATTTAGGAGGTGAGGCTAATATTCAAAAAAATTATTGAGCATTACAGGAATATGAGCAGAGAACAGCGGAAAGAGTGCATACAAACCTCGGTCATAGCTGCTGTGACAACCATTGTAATACGTTTATTACTATATTGGTTAGGATGGTCACAATTATAGGACAAAGTACAGAATCAAACCTATGTTCCGAATGATAATTGATGTACTCATATCCAATGCTATGAACTCTGTAGTATTCCGTAGGACGTGGGCGTCCGTTTTCGGTTAGGATGTTTTCAATTAAAGATTTTTTGACGAGAACTTTGTAATGCTTGTGAGAATCTATATCAATTATACGAACCCGTTTTCTGATTCTGATATGGGTCAATGCAATTTTATCGCAAAAAGAAATATGAATTGTACTTACATCAATAGCCATATGGTAAACCTCGTTTTTATCTGATTATATGGCTAAACCATGCAAAACGCAAGAAAGGAAGTGATAAATTGTCGAAAATGTATACCTGCGAACAGGTAGCTGATAGATACGCTGTACAGGTCATTACTGTATGGGATTGGATTCGAAAAAAGAAACTATCAGCAATCAAGATTGGTAGGGAGTACCGTATAAGTGAAGATGATATAAAAGCGTTTGAGGATTCCAGGCGTACTACCAACAGTATTTCTTAGAATAGGAGGTGAGTAGATTGGAAAAAACAAATATATCAAAAATTATTGAATCTCTTTCTGGATTAAAACACCATGAGTGGAAGTCGATTGAATCGGCGGTAAATCGTGAATTTGACGCCATGTCAAACCGACTTGAACTCACGGATGTATCGAAGATTCAGAAAATGGTTCTCAACGAAATTATTCATTGACAATCTGAATCATTGACGGATGGATTCGATAAGTTTTTTCTTGATAAAAGATATTTACATGGTCATATTTACATAAATCTTGAACTTGCTCTTTGAAATATGTAATTGGCTCTGTTTCATCTATGAGTCCATCTGATGTGATGTCAGTCCAGTTTCCTAAAAGATTAGCATAAATGCGGTGCATAAAATCACTCCTTTCTATGTACTCGGCGCGGCAACGCCTGTATATACAGTATAGGACAGGGGGAGAAAAAAGACAAGCAAGGAGGACTCATAAAATGAACGATTTAACAAGAACAACCATTACATCAATGGAAGCTGCGGAGTGGTGCGGTAAGAAACACAATGAATTACTGAAAGATATTCGGCGCTATATCAGCCAATTAGGAGAGGGGAAAATTCCCCACACCGATTTCTTTCAGGAATCCACTTACATAACGGAGCAGAACAAAACCCTTCCCTGCTTCCTGGTCACGAAGAAAGGCTGTGAGTTCATAGCCCACAAGATGACCGGACAGAAGGGAACAGAATTCACAGCGCGGTACATTAACCGATTCCATGACATGGAAAATCAATCGAAACAGATTTCAATTACAGAGCATCCGGGAGAAGTAGCAAACCTAATCAAAATCCTTTCTAACAGGATGGACAAGCATGGGAGTGCCCCTTACAAGTCCGTTGAAATGGCATGGATGGTTTGTGAGCAGTACGGTATCAAGCTTCCTGCGGATATTGTGAGGGTTCCAGAATATGAGCAACTGAATCTTGATAATTTTATAAACGATAAAAGGAGCATAAATGGATGAACGGACCAAAGTTTAGGTTAGTCAGTGATGGAAAACATTCTTATTTTGAAGTATGTGGAAAGTCTATGGGTAAGGGAGTTTCGTCTGTTTCATATATTCACGAAGCGGGCAAAAATCCAGAAGTTAGTATTTCTTTTGATTTGCATGATTTTGAATTTATGGAAGATGGGAAGGTTGACAGGGTAACAAGTACTCTGATTAGTCACGTCTACGAAGAAGATGAAACCACAAAGAAATGTTCTCCGTGCCAATCTGTAAGGCAAGCTTTTTCAGAAGCTGTTCAGCAGTTGGGAAATTCTTAGTAGGAGGTGAAGCGGTGGAGAATTTAAAAAAGGTAGAATTTATTGCAATGCAAATCATTGCTGTTGCAGCCGAAAACGGATTAACGATAGCAGAACTTGAATTAGCAGCAGATATGGCGAAAGAAATTTCAAAAAAGACTGTAGTTGAAAAATCAAGTGTGGATAAATTTGATTTTCTTTCAAGCCATATCTGCACTGGGAATAATGAATTATTTTTCTAGCTCTTTTTCTTTCTTATGTACTTGGCGCGGCAACGCCTGTACTTAAATTATAAAGGAGAGGGGTAGGAATGACAAGATTAAAGGAGGAAACATGGAAGAAATAATAAAATCGTATAAAGGTTTTAACAAGGATATGACCTGCAAAGATAAACAATATGAAGTAGGAAAGGATTACGAGGAAGATAAAGCCGTGGCTTGTGAATGCGGAATGCATGCGTGCGAATACCCACTTGATTGTTTTAAATATTATCCACCATCAAAATCTGTGTATTGTGAGGTAGAGCAGAGTGGAGATATAAGCAGACACGATGATGATAGTAAAATTGCATCAACAAAGATGCACATTGGTGCGCAACTGAATATTGCTGGAGTTGTAAATGCAGCAATCAAATATACCAAAGAAAAGGTTAAAACAACTTGTATAGAATCTAAAGCAGCAACAGACGGGGACTACGGAGCAGCAACAGCCGGGGACTGCGGAGCAGCAACAGCCGGGGACTACGGAGCAGCAACAGCCGGGGACTACGGAGCAGCAACAGCCGGGTACCGCGGAGCAGCAACAGCCGGGTACCGCGGAGCAGCAACAGCCGGGTACCGCGGAGCAGCAACAGCCGGGGACCGCGGAGCAGCAACAGCCGGGGACCGCGGAGCAGCAACAAGTCGTGGAAAATCATCAACAGGCGAAAACGGATTATCTGTTGCAAGAGGAAACGGGGTAAAAGCAAAAGGAGGGATAGGTTCGATTTTGGTTATTGCAGAAGAAGAAAATAGCTGTAAAATTTCCAACTGGAAAGCAGTAGTTGTTGATGGAGTAAACATCAAAGCAGATACATGGTATATGCTTAAAGATGGGGAACTCATAGAAGCGGAAGATTAGATTTATAAAATGCCCCGGCGGTGAAGCGAACACCAACCGGAGCTGTAACCACATTAACCACACTAATGCGGATACAGGAATATTTTACCATTTTCTCCTGTATTACGCAAGCACAGGAGGAAAAAATTTATGAACATTGAAAACCAGAAGGACAAGCCAACATGGGAAGGGCTGGAGCAGTATTTTGCTGTAGAGGTAATAGAGCAGAGCAAGAGGAATGCAAAGCATTGGTTTATAGCGTTTCTGGTAACGCTGGCGGCGCTGATAGGCACCAATGCCGCATGGCTTTATACTGCCAGTACATATGATTATGTTTCCCAGGATGGCACCGGACTGAACAACATCAACACAGGAACACAAGGAGACTTAGAGAATGGGACAGAAAGCCAGGATTAAGAAGAACGGCAAGAGCCGGGGAATTAAGAGAAAGAGGAGGAGATAAACGATGTACATTAATCCATTTTTAGCAGGAGTTGTTTGCACTGTTTTTGCAGAGATACTAATAATTATAGCAATAGCGTTTTACCAGTATTTTAAGAGTTAATGGCGGTGTGTGGCACACAGGTCCAGGTTCGATTCCTGGCATAACCATGGTGGAAAGTAAGAGGGTGCCGGTTCGACTCCGGCCGCCGCCAACTTTAAAATTTTCAGAAGGAGATAAAAATGGAACGATTAACAAAGGTTGATGACCAAGGCAGACTGTTGGCTTATTCCATAAGCGATACTGGATTGCCTACAATTGTCATGAAGGGTAATCCATACCGCGAATTAATCGAGAGATTGAAAGCCTATGAGGATACCGGCCTGACGCCGGAGGAGATTCTGGGCAGAAAGATGCTGGCCGGTTGGATTCCGGTGGAGGAGCGGTTGCCAAAGCGAAAAGAGTGGATAGTGACCGATGGCGAAGAACATTACCTTCGGAGATTAGAAGTCGCTGTAGCGAGTGATACTCTTGAATACTTTTTTGTATCCTATGATGGATATAAATGGTTTGATAAGTTTGGACGTACTTACGGAAATGTTGTAGCATGGAAAATCCATGAGCCATTAAATCCACAAAACTGAAATTAAGGAGGAAGTAGAGTGAAATCTAAGAAGCCGTCAGAATGGCAAAAGGACAGTATCCGGTTGCTGATAGAAGAAGCCAAAATAAGAAATAACTTTGATGATAATGAGCTGGCCTTGTATTTGGGTTTTTGTACAAGCTCGTTTAGAGAGCGTAAAGCCAACCCTGAAAAACTGACAATAGAAAAATTACAGATACTTCTGCAATTGACCGGGAAGGAGATGAAATTTGTTGAAACAGCTTGAATACATGCCTGTTGGCAGGACACATCTGACACAGCGGCAGAAGGACCGTATGATTATCCGTGGGCTGACCGCCGCGGTGATGGTATTAAGCGGGATGTTACTGATATGTCTGGCGGTGATGCTGTGAGTCGCAGGAGGAACGGAACCAACCGGGCAGGGAAAATGGTAAATGCCAGCCGGTACACCGGATATGGTAAGCCAATAAAAAAGGTCGTCAGCTTGACAGAGCTAAACGACCGGATACAAAAAATAACTCAGTCTGATTATATCAGAGATTATGGAGGTTTGCAAGATGGAAGAAAGAACAATTGAAATTTCTGCCAATGAATATAGAAAGCTTATTGAGCTTGAAGGTCGGGTAAATGCAGCTTTGATTTTTTTGGATAACGATGAATATGCCAGTCGTAATGTGCTGGTAGGTATTTTGAGAGGTGTACCGGTTAAAGTTCCTAAGGATAAAACACATAATGAATAATTCTAAATGTGATTCTTGCGGATGTTTTCTTGACCCGGAACATTGGAAAGAATGTGATAAATGCCATCAGAGGGAACTTAAGCGAGTGAAAAAGGTAGAAAGAATGCAGGAGCCTATCAAATCAGAGGGTCAGAATTACACTTTATATTCAGATGGAGGACAAGTAGATGAACTTATATGAAATTGATACAGAAATATTGGGTTGCGTTGACATGGAAACAGGGGAAATCATAGACGATGGACGTCTGGACCGACTCCAGATGGAAAAGGAAAAGAAGATTGAGAATATAGCTTGCTGGTACAAAAATCTCAAAGCGGAGGAGGGTGCCATTGATTCTGAAATTAAAAATCTTAATGCAAGAAAAGTAGCCGCAGGTAATCAGGCCGAACGGCTTAAGGAATACTTATCTGGATATCTTGACGGTGAGAAGTTCAAAACGGCGAGAATTTCAATATCTTACCGTAAATCAGAATCGGTTGTGATTGAGGATACATCTAATATCCCTACAGAATACCTTGTTACCAAGGAGCCGGAACCGAGCAAAACCAAAATTAAAGAAGCCATAAAAGGAGGTCTTACAGTTCCAGGGGCGCATATTGAACAGAAACAGAATATACAGATTAAGTAGGTGTTGTGTATGGAAAATCTTGACTTATACCAAAAGGTCCGTTCTGTCCCGGATAGCGCCAAGAAAACCATTAAGGGAGGCCGTACCAGCGGTATGACCGATATTAACCCAATGTGGCGCATAAAAGTCCTAACTGAGCAGTTCGGGCCATGTGGGATAGGATGGTACTACATCCCAACAAATAAGTGGTTGGAAACAGCGGGTAATGAGATAGCAGCTTTCGTTGATATCGAGTTATATATAAAGGTTGATGGGGAGTGGTCTAAACCAATCTCTGGGAACGGCGGGAGTATGTTTGCATCAAAGGAAAAGTCTGGAATATATGTATCTGACGAATGTTACAAGATGGCAACCACAGATGCTATATCGGTAGCGTGTAAGCAGCTTGGGATTGGCGCGGATGTGTATTGGGGTTCAGACCGGACTAAATACAGCAACGAACAAATTCCAGAATCAAAAAGTGAAAAGAGTATTTCAAAAGAAAAGAAGCTAACCGAGGAACAGGTAAATGATTTGATAGCAGAGTGTGATAGGACTGGTAAACATTGGAGGGTCATCTGCTCTCTGTATGCTGTAGAAAAATTTAGTGATATGGTTGAATCTCAGTATAGAGATTGTATTAAAAGGTTCAAGTCCACCCCGGACAAACCCTCTAACGATAATCCTGCCCCTCCAGATAATATGCAGGATAGTGGACTTCCCTGGAATTAAAGAGGTGATTATATGCATGAGTCAGCGGATATAACAGCATACAAGCTGGTTCCTGAGGGGACATATTTGCAGATATTTATTCCTGGGAAGAATCTCATGGAACCGATTATTGAGAAGCACATGAATAGTTGCAGCATATGGCTTGACGATGGCAGGCACATCAGTTCAGACCAGCGCCGAAAGATTTATGCCACAGTCAATGACATATCGGCTTATTCTGGGAATGTGCCAGAGGTCGAGAAAGAGTGGCTTAAGTATTTACATATTAATCGGACCGGATGCGGATATTTTTCTCTGTCTGATTGCTCCATGGATACTGCTAGGGAGTTTATCAATACAATGCTGGATTATGCATTGGAACAGGGAATACCGCTGCTGGATTTTTCCCTTAACCGTACCGATGATATAGGACATTACCTGTATGCATGTTTGAAACTCAATAAGTGCGCTATATGCGGTAGGGATGGAGAGATACACCATGTAGATACTATCGGCATGGGAAATGACCGGAGAAAGGTTGATGATTCGGATTATCGGAAAATATGTCTATGCCGGCAGCACCATACAGAAGCGCATAACATAGGGATGACAGAGTTTGAGAGCAAATATAAGGTATATGGAATTAGGTTTGGAGGCGATTAGAACATGAATCAAGAAATTCAGAATTTGCTTTTTACACTTTCATCTTCTATTTGGGCGGTTCGTAATATTTTGATTAATGATTATGGAATGTCGGAAGCCAAAGCTAATGTGGCAATTTTAATTGCTGTTGATGCTGAAAAACAAATAAGTCCAATAGAAAAATATAAGATTGGTATCGAATCCTATAAAGGATGATACATACAACGGAAATTAGTACTGGTCAGATTGCTGATATGTCACGATATACTTTCTGACCCTGGGCCGGGACCTATCAAACCTCCTTTACCCGGCCCGAAAGGAGGGATTATTTGAAGAATAAGCGAATTGTTAGTGAAGATGTTCAAGCAAGGGTATATAATGCGCTCCTTGTAGGTAAAGAGAATGCATTGAACAGAGATGAACTGGTATCCAAGATAGGGGAATCGGATAGAGATATACGAACCGCCATTGAGATATTAAGGCGCGATAAAGTGATTCTTACATTGCCAACAGGGAAAGGTTACTATATACCCCGTGACGATGCACAGGGACGGCAAGAAGCCGAAAGATGGATTGAAAGCCAGGACAATAGGACTAAGAGCATAAAGGCAGCAGAACGTGGCGCACAGCTCTTTATAAAACAAAATAAGAACACTAAAAGAAAAGATACCGTATTTCCTGGGCAATTGAGTATGTTTGGTGCAGGATTATGAGAGACAGTTTTGTAATGTATACAGCGAATATAGACCAAATATCACTGCTAAATATGGAGCAGAGAGGAAATCTGTTTACTGCTATCATGTTATATGCAGCAGACAAGGAACTTCCTCAGATGGATGGAATGACACAAATGGCTTTTAGCTTTATCAAGGCTCAGCTTGATAGGGATAACCAGAAGTACCAGAAGATGATAGAATCCAGAAGAGAAGCTGGGAAACTTGGAGGAAGGCCAAAAGGTAGTGCTTCTTCTGATAAACCGGAAGAAGCAAAAAAACATGATAATGTAAATGATAATGATAATGTAAATGATAATGTAAAAGATAAAAAAAACTATTGTGTGCGTTTTGAACAGATATGGCAAGCGTACCCGAGAAAAAAAGAGAAAGCAGCGGCCTATAAGGCATATAAGGCGCGCTTATCTGATGGATTTTCAGAGGACGAGCTGGAAACAGCAGTTAAAAGATACGCTGATGATTGTAAAAGTATGCACACGGAAGAACGGTATATCAAACATGCGGCTACATTTTTTGGCCCCAATACGCCGTTTGCGGATTACTTGAAAGGAGATAGAAATGGACCCATTACAGGAGATGGTCAGCAGAATACAGGGGGAACGCAAACGTATAAAGATGACTACCTCGAAGGAGCCGGGGAAGGATTTACCGGATTCTGATGTTTGCCCAATATGCCACGGTACAGGGTGGGTGTACTGGTGTGACGAGGAAGGCCGGGAAAACGGATACAGATGCGATTGCGGGCTGGTAGAACGACAGATAGCAGACAGGAAGCTTGAATTTGCGAACATACCAGAAGCATTTAAAAACCTGGATATCCGCTCCTTTGACCTTGGGGTATACAGGAAGAATGAGAGCCAGAAGATAATCAGGAACACGGGAGCAGCAATTAAATACTATCTGGAAAACCTGGAAAGGATGCGGAAGGACGGGATGGGACTGTACTTGTATTCTGGGACCAAGGGGTCAGGCAAGACACGGATGGCCGCCAGCATAGCAAACGAGATGGTCAGTACATACAGGACGCAGGTTAAGTTTGCCGGTTCTATGCAGATTATCAATGAGATTAAGGCCACATGGGATGATAAGGACAGAAGTGAGAGTGACTTGCTAAGAGCGTTATCCACTGTCCAGGTCTTGGTGATAGATGATTTCGGAACAGAGATTCCAAAGGACTGGATAGGAGAACGGTTTTACAGCATCATAAATGGACGGTACCAGGACAAGCTGATAACGATGTATACCAGCAATCTAAGCCTGCAGGACTTGCGATATGATGACAGGATAACCAATAGAATCAAGGAGCGTACCTTCCAACTGCCATTTCCGGAAGAATCCGTCAGGGAACTGATAGCAGAGCAGAACCGGAAAGCGCTTATAGAAGGAATGAGAGGATAGGAGTGGGGAGTTGAAGGAAATACATAAAAAAATCCTGGTGTTTGTAAAGCAATACATGTTCGAGCATGATTATCCCCCCACAACCAGAGAAATAGGGGACGGGGTAGGATATACGTCAAGCTCTACTATCTGGGGATATCTGCGGGATATGAAAGAGATAGGGTTGATTGATTATGTGGATGAATGCCCTAGAACTATAACAATACCCGGAATGCATTACACATGGGATACCAAGGATAACATTCAGGCAAGGGGGAATTGAATTGCCAGATAACAAAATGAAAAATCAATATAGCGAGAATTCGGAACGTCAAAGAATGGCAGCGATTAAGGAAATGGAGAAATACCCATCACCTATGACTAAAGCATTTCTTCGACCGGCATATGATAGGACTGAAATATGTCCTGATTTTTCTAGGCGTCCAAGTAATCAAAACACGTATTTAGCGGAGGAACGAGAATGAAAAAATATTTGGAAAAAGAAAAAGCAATCGACACATTAGCAAGACTGTATGAGCGCATAAAAAGAGAAGAACATGACCAGGAAGCGGCTAATGGAGTTTGGCGTGCAATGGAAGCTATTGCGGCCCTGGGCGATGCGTGGATTCCCGCTTCGGAACGGCTCCCAAAGAAACCAAAAGAAAATCCGCTATATGATAACAAGCCATTGGAGATATATTTAGTGTCTGTCAAAAATACAGACTGTGTGATTAGGGCATTTTGGAACGGAGTATCATTTACTGATGGGTGGGAAAAACTGGACGTGCTGGCCTGGATGCCATTACCGGAACCATATAAGGAGGAGAAGGAATGAAGTATGACA